ACTCGGCCTCAAGAAGAAGCCTAAAGAACTCACTCCTGAGCAAGAGCTAGGCAAGAAGCTTTTGCAGATTGCGGAAGAACATAAACCTAAAAAGCCATGAAAATAACCACCAAAGACATTCAAGACGCTTTCGTGAGAGACTTCTTTAGCACTCCTAAGACAGTTCGGAAGATGACTAAATCTGACACTACTGGAGAGGGGCTAATTGTAGTTGCTGGTGAGGACATCACGGCGGGGGATTTGCTTGTTATGGAAGATTAAAGATTTAAGAAACCACTATGAAAACATGTGATTTTTGTAAAAAGGAAATAATGTATGACTGCTCGGCAATCTTAATGCACGGAATTGTAAAAATTTATGCATGTGACGACCATAAGTACATTGCTACATCAAAACGAGATGATGTGTTACTTCGCGAACAGTGGAAAGAAAGAGCCAAAGCATTTACACCAAGACATATGTGGGGATCACAAATCAAATAACCAATAAAGATGACAGACGCAGCAGTACTTGAATCAGTAATAAACAAAGCTCACAGTAATGGTTATAAATTCTCATGGGACGACTTAAACCACATGAATATGGATGTTTTAACTCCGCAAGTCATCTTCGATCATTCATTCGCCAAAGCTCTATGGCGAGATGATGAGTGGGAGTGGCAAAAGTACCTCCAACAGCTAGTCTTAGCCCCCAACAGAATAGAATATCTTAAACAATTCATTGAAAAGACCTAGACTCCTACTTGCATTCGTAACTTCTGCACTTTCCCTTGGCAAATGCGCCGCAGAATGCGATAATATAACTAGATCAGTCGTCCAATCTTGTGACGATGTTATCACAAGAGAGCCTAAACCAACTCAATGATAATTATCCTCGACACTCACCACAACACTTACCGACTACAACTCACTCATGCTGGAGATAGTAAACAAAAAGAGTCAGATATTTAAACCGCAAACATAAAATGACAAAGCTAGTCAAAGACATTCCAGTAAAACTCAAAGCAAACTCAATACAAGAGGTGGTAGATAAACAACAATCCCTAAAAGATCTCGTAGAAGGTGAGCTAAGAACTCTAATCGCTGAATTCCCAGAGAAAAGCAAAGACCCTAAATTCAGAAATTTAGTCGAAGCAAGCAAGTCTATTCAGCTTGCTATAGCCCATTTAGGGAAGGTGATAGAATCAGAGGATAAATAAATAATCTGTCAAAGCACAACTCATGGTATTCGTAAAAGGAAATAAGCTAGGGGAGAAGAGCAGAGGCGTACCTAAGGCCAAGACTGAGCAATGGAATAACATTGTTGGCTGGTTGGTAGGTGACGGAGGATCGAGCTTTAAGGACAAGATAAAAGCTTTGTCCGAAGGGAAGGAGATGACTAAGGAGGAGAAAGAGTTCATTCAGCATTACAAAGACCTTCTGGAGTTTCATCAGCCTAAGCTCTCGAGAGTGGAGAATAACGGCAGCCTAAACATTAAAATAGAAAAGATTGAACAGCTTGAAAGCTCACTCCGCACTATTGCAGGAATGGGGAATACAGGAGGTGGAAGTGATGAGGATGAGGGAGCTGGTAAAGAGTCTGTACAAGGATGAAGAGGGTAATCCTTTCGTTCTGTCTGATAGCCAATGCCTGATCTTTTATCTGATATTCACGAAGAAGTGTCCGCGTGTACATCTTCAGACATTTACTCAATTTGGCAAATCTCTTACTGTAGCCCTAGCCGTTTTGACTCGTGTGGCCACATTTCCTGATAAGTTCATGATCGTAGCAGGAAGAGAGAAGCAGGCTAATATCGTGATGAGCTATATTATCCAGCACGCATTCGATAACGAGTATACTAAAGCCAAGCTAGAGCTTGGTGATGGTGAGAGTGCAGAGAGATTACAGAGAGAACGGAGTAAGAAGAGGCTCACCTTTAGGCATAGCGATGGCACGATTGGGGAGGTGATGGTTCTTTCTGCTGATTCTCGTAACACACAAACAGCAGGTGATGCGGTTATGGGCTTTGGTGCAGGCAATGTGGTGCTAGATGAAGCGGCTTTGATTGATGACGACATTGAGGCCAAAATCTTCCGTATGCTTGGTGGTAGAGCGAATAACTTCTATCTCAAGATCGGGAATCCGTTTAGGCGCAATCATTTCTATTTAGACTCGATCAATCCTGATTTCTTCAAGGTCAATATCGACTGGAGAGCTGGTGTATCAGAAGGCAGAGTGAAGCAAGAGTTCATCAATGAGGCCATGAAGAAGCCGTTATTTGATATTCTGTATGAGAACAAATTCCCTGCTGCTGAACTGATTGACGATAAAGGCTTTGTGCCGCTGTTGAATGAATCTGATGTGCGATTTATTGATTCGGTGATATTTATCGGAGAGAAGCGAATGGGCATTGATCCTAGTGGCGAAGGTAGCGACAAGACGAAATGGGTTGTTAGAGACCGATTTGGGGCTAAGTGCGTGGCTACTGAAGACAAAAGTACTCCTCTTTCGATTGCACTTAAAACAGTTCTGTTGATGCAGGCTTACGGCATCAAAGCCGATCAAGTATTTGTGGATAATTTCGGCGAAGGAGCGAATGTAGCTCAAGAACTAGCCAGAATGTCCATATTCGTACGAGCAGTGAATGTGGGAGATAAGCTGACCAAGACTGACCTCAATGTCGATTTCGGCTCACAGGAAACAAAAGAGGAAATGGGGAAGAAGTACTACAACCTGCGAGCTTATGCGCACTGGATGATGAGAGCATGGCTAATAAAAGGCGCACTCCTCGAAAAAGATCCAAACTGGGATGAATGCAAAGTACTCAAATACAAAGCCAACCTCGCAAGACAAATCCAAATCATGTCGAAAGACGAAATGAGAAGGCAAGGCATACGCTCACCAAACCAAACAGATGCTCTCATGCTCACCTTTGTCGAACCAGAGAAGGAAGAGGTCATAATTAGATCAGAGAGTGTTGATGAGTTGTTTGATCCGCGTTCTGTATTCTAGACGACCCTAAGGTCAACTAAAAAATTCTAGAGCCTTAAATCGAAAGTAAATAGCATCGTTTTTATCCACTTAACCAAAAATGTATGGAAAAAGTAACTGCAAAGGAATTTCAGAAGAATCAGAAGAAATATTTAGACATGCTTGAAGCTGGTGAATTAGTTGAAGTTAGGGGAATGGTGTTGACCGTATATACGCCAGAGCCTGAAAAGCCAGACCGTATATACGCTTTGGAGCAATTAAAGCAAACACTTAGGGATATTGAGCAGGGAAAATCAGAGCCGTTGCCTATCTCAAGCCAAGATCAGCCGTATATACGCACGGATGGAAAGGTTTGCGAATGTTGCCAGAAAGGAATTGAAGCACTTTATGAAGTTTGGGAGGATGGTGAGGAGCGGATAGTTTGCGAATTGTGTTTGAAGAATCGGCATGGAAAAATGTGGAAGCAGTTTGCAACTTCCAAGATTGAGGATGATGAAGGTGAGAAGGTTGTACCCTCCCTACAAAATGTTCCTGAATTACGCCCGACAAGTTCATCGCCTAAGTTCTCCGCTCCACTTTGGAAACAGCCAAAGAAAAAGAAGGTTGACTCTCGCAAATAAACCAACCAAAATAGAAACATGGAGAAAAAATCTGTACAGCCACCTAATTATAGCGACGCAGAGAAAGCGTTTTTTACTCAAGTTCAAGAAGAGATCAGATCGGCGAAGGCTCAAAGGGATACTCATTATCCAGAGTTTGACGACACAACCTATATTAAATGGCGTGAAGAGAACTATCGAGCAAGGAATGCGTATTTACGCGCACGAAAGAATGAACAGGACACAAGAGTGGTTACAGGCACGACGAGAGAGAAGGTGAATACGATGGAGAGTTTCATTTTAAGCCTGAACTTAGAGCCAGATATTGAAGCTTACGACAAGAATGATAATTTTGTGCAACAATTTGGAACGGTCTTGGAAGACTTGGTGAAGAAATCTTATGAGGTGGAAGAAGGAGACTGGGATATTAAGGAGATGTTATTGGTCGATGAGTTCTTGACGCATGGCGATGTGTTCGCTGAAGAACGATACGATCAAATTGTGATACCAGAAAAAGAGTTGAAAGAAATGGGTAAAGAGTTCGACAAGATCAAATGGGAAACGAGGTTAGACAGAGTTGTGGGGCAAATTAATACACAAATGTTGAATGGGTCAAATGTTTATTTGGGTAATATTCGTGAGCCTATTCTTGAGAAGCAGCCTTATATTGCAGTTCGGAGGCATGTGCCACGCTCTACGATTCAAGGAATTTACGGAGGATGGGAGAGGTGGAAGTATGTGCCACAATATCTTTATGAGATGAGCGGGACTCTTGAGCAAGACATTGATTATCAAGGTTGGACGCTTGAAGAGTTCAAGGGGAATTATGTGGAAGAGGTTAGGTATTTCAATCCGTGGACAAATTCTTTCCAGATCTTCCTTAATGGGGTGATGATGTTGCCAGTCTTGGGGTCAAAAGAAAGTCCTAATTGTTTTCCATTATCAGCTTTATTGGGTGACAGTTCATATCCACTAGCTCAAGGTAGCTTCGAGAAGAGAACAGATTTTGCGTATTCACCGAGTGTGCCGAGTAAGACCAAGTGCGATCAAGCCGTGATGGACGAAATGATGAGAGCGATTGTATTAAAGACTCAAAAGAGCTTCATGCCGCCACTTGCTAATAGAGGAAAGGCTTTGAGTAAAAAAGTATTCTTCCCCGGAACGATTACAGACGATGTGAACCCAGAGCATATTTCAGAGATTGGCAGAAATGAGGGCGTGACTCAATCAGAGTTCAATACTTTCCAATTCCTGAAGCAGATTGTGGATGAAAAGACTGTATCTCCTGTGATGGAAGGTCAAGCGATGCCGGGCAAACAAACAGCGAGAGAGATCGTGGAATTGAAACAACAAAGCATGATGAAGGCAGGGCGGATTATTGTGGGATGGGCTTCGTTTAGAAAGAAGCTTGTTTATTTGAGGATTGCTAATATTTTGAAGAACTGGACAGAGCAAGAAGATGTGAAGCTAATACCTACGGAAGGAGCTGAAGGGGCGGTAAAGAGCTTGCCTCAATATAAGACGGTCACAATCAAAACTTCTGTTGATGGGCGTGATGGTCGAAGAATTATCAAATTCACAAATCAAGTGCCGACTGATGAGCAGACATTTGCGGAAGAGGATATATTGAGTGAGTTGAGTGGTGGTGAGAATGTGAGGGTGAATTATGTTAATCCTGATGTAATCAAATCTTTGAGAATGACTTATTTGGTTAATCTTGAGCCGACACAAAAAGAAACTGGTATGCTTAGAGCGGCTAAGTTCGAAGAGTTGATCCAAAAATCTATAGCAATCTTTGCGCCGTTTGGCAAAATTCCGAACATGGATTACGCTGGAGATCAGATGGCTTTGCTTAATGGCGAAAGTCCAGAGAAATTCTGGCAACAAACTCCAAATCCGATGCAATTACAACAAGCACAAATGCAACCACAAGCAGGACAGCAAGGGCAACTACAGCCTACTGGTGGCCAAGGTATTAATCAGATGGCACAGGCAGAAAGGCAAACATTACCAACCTAAAATATGTTCAATTGGTTCAAAAGGTGTGAGAAGCCGAATGAACCACAAGAAGAAATCCTCGAAGTTCCTAAGTATATTCAAACCATTTTTGAGAGTACTAACTTTACACAGTATTCAGATGAGATGAAGAAGATATTTTATCTTCAAGCTGCGACTATTGTGCAGCAAGAAGTTTTTGAGGTTATTGCGACGAGCCTTATTCGTCGATATGGCCTTAGTATTATTAGTGACCTTGATAACACGCCAATCCAAACAACTCAGGCCGAATTACATCGCCAGAGGATTTTAGCGATTGAGGAATTGGTGGACGAGTTTAACAAAGCTTCAAGTAGACATAAGCAGGATGAAGATGAAAAGCCAGAAGCAATACCAGAAGGAGATTACTTTAATAAATATTTAAATAACAAATAACTATGCCACTATATGATGAGGCTGGAAATGAGGTTGAAGGGGCGTTAAGTCCTGAAGAAGCCGCAGAAGTACAAGCTAAAGCTGATGAAGCTGCGGTTTTACAAACTAAACTTCAGGAGACTGAAGATAAGCTAAAAGGATTTGAGGCCAAGGACTTCAACTGGCGCAAATTTGAAGCCGCTCAAGAAGAAGAGAAGGCTAAAATGTTGGAAGGGTTCACTAAGGAAAAGCAAAACGCTATCCGAGAGAAGGCGGAGATCATGGGAGAAGTCCATACACTAAAAGAAACCATCTTCCAGAAAGACAGAAACATGATACTTTCGCAATTAGCAGGCTCTGACGAAGATCTGAAGAAGAAGATAGAAGAAGCGGCGAAGAAGTTCGCAGGCACTCCAACAACTGTCGAAGAATGGAATGAGCGTTATGTTGAAGCTGCTACCTTAATTCAAGGATACAGACCAAAAGTGAATCCATTAAACCATTTCGCACCAGCGGTTGAAAATAGATTGGGGGCTAGTGGGAACAAATTCACTGAGAGCGACACAGGAAAAGCAGCTTTCAAGAGCTGGTTTGGCGTTGATCTTTAATATCTCATAACAATTATAAAATGATTGAAGAACTACAAAAGAAAATAAAGGAAGGAGGTTACGCTAGTTTAAATGGAGAAGAAAGAAAGGTGTGGAAAGCCCATAAGGAGTCCTTAGAAGCTTCCGAGGTAAAAGGGAAAGAAGCTGGCGGTGAGGAGATTATCACCCTCAAAAAGAGTGATCTTGATACGATCATCAATTCGATAGTTGATAAAAAGATCGCACATTTAAGCGAGCAGAATGAATCTTTGGGTAATCAACTATCAGGAGTGGAGCAAGGGCTTGGATTAACCGACTGGCAGGTATGGAAAGATCCCAAGACAGGCAATAAAACGGCTACCTTCAGGGTTTATCGCGAAGATGGAAGCGCAGAGGCAGGAATTATTATTGATCGTAAATTTCATAAAAACGAATACGACGAAAACACTCGTGAATATGATAAAACAATGTACAAGATTACTGTTCTATACGATGATGAATCGACAAAAGATTACATCATTCCGTTAATTGATTTGACCCAAATGCCAGAGATGGAAACAATCGAAATTCTTGAACAGAAAGTCGATAAGGTGTTTAAAAGCTCTGGAACTGTAACTAAGACGGCGGCTGATGGTAGTGGTTACAAGCTTTATAAAGGAGGCAAAGGGGAGATCATGGCGGTACAAGCTGATGATCAGGTTGACGCTCTGGTCTTTAGAGATGTTGGTACAGCGATTTGTAAAAGACCAAGTGGTCAGGTCTTTGAAGTCAGTATAGATCGGCTTAATTGCGCTTAATTATTAACAATAAACCATATGCAAGAAGGAATGACGGAAGAACAGGTGAAATTTATTGAACGAAAGAAAGAGCATATCAAAACGAAAACCGAGCCGATGATTATTGCTATTTTGGGCGAAATGTTGAAAGACGACCTGCCCTATTTCGACACTCATTATATTCACCAAAGGAGCTTGGAGGTTATAGAAAAAACTATTAGAAAGGTTTTGTTTGTGAATGATAAGGTGCAACAAGCACGCAAACTAGCATTGAAACAGGCTTTAAAGGAGTTCAAGGAGAAGCAAATCAAACTTGCTTCGAAGGAGCCGAAAGACACAACCGACATTAGGGATCAGCGTTGTGAGCGGATTAGCCAGTTGATAGTCGATAGTATTTTTACAGAAGAGGTTTTGTTCTCAAACAACGAATTTGTTGATGAACAAATCAGCAATGATGATGAAGTGATGTTGTATTGTTTAGGGAAAGATTATGTTGATTCTATTTACAGCGATCTTATTTTGAATATTGGTGAGCATGAAAGAAGAGCTAATAGGCAGAAATGGGGTAAGGACAGAGAAGAGGTTACGATGGGAGATTTGGACAAGGTTTTAAAAGAAATCAAAAAATAACTTGCGCTTTTATAGGTTTCCGTAGATAGTAGAAGTACATTCGGCTTCTCGCCGTCAAGAGAATGACTTTCAATAGGTTGTTTTTTTGGCGGTTTTTTTGTGCCAGAGCAACCTATGCGTACTGCGATTCGCACCGCAAACGGCTTTTCGCTGTCTAGCCAACGGCAAAATTAGTTTTTTAACAAACACAATATGGCATCTTTCGTACCTGCAAATGGTAACTGGCAATATAAAAGAATCCCTACCAAGGCAAACACTGTTTATACAGCAGGCGCATTGTACTATAACGATGGCACAGATAATCTAGACGCAGTTACAACTGCGGAAGAATTGTATGGCATCATTATTGAAGGTAAGGCTTCTGCCGCAAACACAAATCCTATCACAGTAGCTGTTCCAACCTCTCCACAATGTGAGTTTTACGGCACTGTAGGCACAGGAACTCTAACGGCTGCAATGATTGGTCGTTATGTTGATTTGGCATCTTCTACAACTGTAGATGTGACAGCTTCAACTGAAGACGCTTTGGAAGTTTGTGGATTTATTTCTGCAACTGAAGGGCTTTTCAAGATCAATTACTCAAAAGGTAAGGAGTAGTTTTTAATTTTTTAAACCATTAATATTATGGCAGCAACAGATCCAACATCCAAAATCTCGAATCTACATTTTACAGATTTCGCAGATACAACAGAGCGCATCCATGCTAAAGGTATGGACTTGCTCAATGACCAAGCAGAGGTGATGAGCCTTTACATGGTCGAAAATGTGCCAAATGGCACAGGAAGTCAGCGTATTTACGATGAATACGATTCTGAGACTTACGCTTCATTTAAAGGTGAAGGTGTGAACGCTCGCAAAAAGAGAGTAGTCAAAGGTTATACTAAAACGATGTATGTTCGTCGTTTCGCAGCTGAAATTGACATCACATTTGAAGCTCGTACTTTCGGCAAAGATCAAGAAATCATTCGTAGACTTACTTCTTTGGCGACATTTGTTCCTCAAAGAATGGTTCTTGATTTGACTCACCGCTACACATTCGCAACTGCGACAAGTTATGTAGATCAAGATGGTGAAGTTGTGGACACTTCAATGGGCGACAATCTAGCAATGGCAAGCGCGGTGCATACTTTGACTGCAAGTGCTTCCACTTACTCAACTATCGTCACTGGTAATCCTCAGTTCTCTCAAGGTGCTTTCGAAATCGCGAAAGATTTGACCAATAGCCAAATTCTTTCCAACTTCGGAGAAAGACGCGTTTTGACTTTTGATACGATTGTGACTGGTAACGATAGTGCGACTATCCGCCAAGTACGCCAACTTCAAAACTCAATGGCTGATGTGACTGGCGACAACTCTGGTGTAGTGAATGTTTACAAAGGAATGTTCCGTCATGTTATTCTTGAACGCCTTGCTACAACTGCTACAGGGGCTTACGACTCTACAAAAGCTAAATACTGGTTCTATGTTGCATCTAAGAATGTAGAAGCTCACTTGGGTATTTGGGAAGCTCCAAACCTAAAAATGCCTTCAACTGGCAACAATGGTGAAGATATCCATAACGACGACTGGACATTCGGTACTCGTGGATCATTCGGTATTTGCTGGGTATCTGCGAAAGGTGTTCTCGTTTCAACTGGTCTAGGTTCTTAGTTCTTATTTCTTTTTCTTTGATCGTGTAGGCGCAAGCCGAGGAGGTGGTGGTGGTCAAAGAGATTAACAACCAAACATTATGGCTGGATACAATCAAAATTCTGGTTATGGACAGGCTCTTGCGGCAGCATATGCGGCAAAGTCTAAAGGAGGTCAGGTTTTCATGGTGGCTAAATCAGCTGCTGCTGGTCGTCAACTGATGCAGGATTTATTTCCTGTTGATGTGGATGGTGTAAATAGATACGCAGCAACGATTGATGCGGCTATCGGTTACTGTGTGGCTAATCGTGGTGATACTATTCTTGTTGCTCCTGGACACACTGAAACTATCACAAATGGTAGTATTGCTTGTGATGTAGCTGGAGTAACGATCATTGGTCTTGGTAGCGGTTCAATGAAGCCTAACTTGACATATACTGCCACCAACTCAAAGATTAATGTTACAGCGGCGAATTGTACATTCCAAAACCTTCTTTTAACAGCAGGTATTGCAGACATTGTGACGGCATTCTTGCACGCTACTGCTGCACAAAACACGCAATATATTGATATTGAATTTGCTGCTTCAGCAGCCTTCAATTTCATCAACTGTTACACGCTTGGTGCGGCAAACATTTCTGATGGTTGTAGATGGGAGCGCAATTATCTGCGTACTGCAGATACCGGTCAGCTTGCTTTGGCTATCACTGCAGCGGCACATAACGATTTGAAGTTTTACGATAATTATGTAGTACACGCTGCGGCTGCGGCTGGTCTTTTGACTGCTGGTGCGGCTGATTTACTTGGCTTAGATGTTCGTAGAAACTTCGTCCAAACTGCTCAAAGTGATGGAACGGTCGGGGTATTAGTTATCACAACATCAACTGCTTCAAGCGGTCGAATTGTTGATAATGATATGAAAACAGCAGACGCTTCGGCGAATGTTGCTATTCCGATTGCCTCTAAAGTCTATGCTGCTCGCAATTACATTGCTGGTGCTGATGAAGTCGGTACAGTCATCGCTGTTGGTACTCTGTTCGATAATGCTTAAAAATATTAACAACTACGATTTATGTCTAAAAAATCAAAGAATAACGAAGAGGAAGAAAATGTTGAAGTGGTTGAAGTGGAGCAAGTTGAAGAGGTTTTGGCTGAAGAAGAAGTTACCCATTTTGTGGGAACAACGGTTAATGTTCACGGTCATCAAGTGAAAGTGGAAAGCGAAATTGTTACAGAAAATGGTGTCTTGATAAAAGATGCTGCTGGAGTAACCTATCTCGTTCCTATGCCTCAAGCAGAAGAAGCGGCTTAATAGCTTCTACCCAGTTGTAAGAGAGTGGGGTCAACGCAAGTTGGCTCTCTCCAATTGGGTTCAAATACTTATTTAACTCACATTCCATGACACTATTAGGAGATCAATCAGAAGTAACATCAAGGTCGCCCCTAAAAGTGCGAAGTCTTGACGCGGCATCTGTAGTTGCGCCTATCACAGGAGAAACTGTAACTTTTTTGTATAATAACGCAGGCACATTAGCTAGTGCGACAGGGCAGGCGGCAGGAACTTATATTTACGCTAAACTTGCTTATAGTGGAATTTTAAATTCATTCAAAGATAAGGTTGGCGATACGAAGGACACTTCTTTCGCGTTCACAACTGGCACTGTTTTAACAACAAAAACTGGCCAAGAACTGCAGAGAACTGTGGATAATTGGAAAAATTTTACAGTAGCTGAAAAGTTCACAGAAATTGCAAAGTTCATAACCACAAATGGTGATTTTTGGATCGATCACGCAGACGGAGCTGTTTGGGGCAGGGCAGCAGCAGTAGTGGCTGATGACACAGCGGCTTATTCAGTCAAGTCTAAGTACGATGCTTTGGGGGCAGGTTATGTGGACGAGGCTAGAGATCGTGCTTTGGTTCAGGAGGCGGCAGTTGTTACAGAGGTTTATAATGAAACACCTTTTGCTTTTACTGGTTCAGCTGCGACAGTAAATATTTCGGCTACAGACGCTGTTTTGACAGGGTTTGAGTTAGTTAATAACGGCAACACCTTTTTGTGGGTTATTTTTAATGATGACGCGAATACAATCACAGGCGGAGATGCTGCTGAGATCGCCTTCCCTTTGCCGCCGAATAGCGTAAACACAAAGGATGCTTCTTTTTTCAAAGCTAAACAATATGGGTTTACTACAAACGGATTAGCGGTAGGAATCTCTACGACACAAGCTACCTACACGGCTCATGCAACGCCATCAGAAGTAGTAGGAACTATAATGTATCATTCTTAAACTTTAAAACATGATTACGCAATTAAATCCGGTGAAATATGCGACCAAAACCTACTCAGCTCTCGCAGGGTATGATACCGCAGCTGCCTTTACAGTAACTGGTGATGTTCTTGTGCGTGTTTATGGAGTAGTTGGGGCTACGGGTATTACTTCCACTTCTGGCACGACTACTCTAGCTCTGGGTACGACTGAACTTACAACTGGCATTATTGGTGCTAGTACAGTTAATAATACGCAATTTGCGGCCACCGATGTTTGGACGGATACCACACCAGCAAATGATGTTGATTTACTTAGCTCTGATTGGTTTTTGATTGGTGGTGGCGCGGATATTATTTTGACTAGATCAGTTGATGACATCACCGCTGGAACTTTAACTTTGTACTGCGAATGGATTGGTAAATCGGCAGGTGCTTCTGTAGTGGCTGCTTAATAAACAACTATGTCTATAAAATATTCTTTTGCGCAGTCTGGCATCCCTCTAGAATGCCAAGTTGGTTCAGACGCTAACTTTGGCACGCTGGGCGGATTCAGTGCTTTAGTTGATGGCGCATTTGCTTTGTGTATTGATTTAAGGTTTGGGAGTAACGCTGCGAATACTTTCTTTGGAGGGACAGGGACTGGAAGTAGAGCTTTGTATCTTCAAAGGAACGCAGGTAGTTCGAGGGACAGCTCAATAACCTTTACTTCAACAGACGCTTCTGGGGATGTAAGGACGGTTAAGTGGGCAGGGGCAGTTGAGAATAATAGATGGAAAACTTGTGTTTTTAATTCGTCTGGACTAGGAGCTGATAATTTGAATTTATATGTTGATGGCGAATTAAAGGCGATCACTTCCCAAACAAACGACGCTGGCTTTAACGCTGACGAAGCGTTTGATTTGTCTTTTGGCGAAGTCTCTGCTGGAGTCATTGCCCCATTTGATTTCACCACTTTGTATGTTTATAACCGAGCTTTGACTGCTAGTGAAATTGCTCAAATATCGCTAGGAGTTTACCCATCTGGGTATGTAAGAGGATACAGTTTTCCGTTCCCAAATATTGGAGTAAATCGCACCTTGCTCACTCCTGTAGTTAATTAACATTTAAAATGCCTAAATACTTAGACAAAGACAATCCAGCGGCGTTAGACAATGTTGCTAATGGCAGTGCCAAGTTGCCGTACCTCACAGTCTCATACGCGACAACTCAAACAACAGCCTTAGATGATTTGAATATTGCCCCAACAGCAGCGCCTTATAATTTAGGTGCAGGTGTCGCCCTCACCTTAACAAAGGGGTTAAACTTTGTTGCATGGCCAGTTCGCGAAGGAATGCCAGAAATTAATGGTGGTGATGCTACTCGCTTATTTAATATAAGCGGAGTGGCGGCTGCTATTTTATTTGATGGGTTTAAGCTTGAAAACACACGGGCAGGGCTAGGTTCATACATTATACAGGCAGGCGCGGCGACCAGGAACTTACGCGCTAGAAATTGTGTTTTTGAGGGGTCGACCTCTTTAGGCGCGATTACAGTTTCGGCTGGTGGGTCTGGCGTTATAATTGAAGATACTTGCGTGGCCAACATTACGGCTGGTTCATTTGTTTACGGCACTTTGACGGGTTCTTATGAGTCGTATGCTGACGTTAACATCGCTGGGTCGTCTCAGGGGGCTTACTTCATGCCAGGCGGTGACGCTAATGGAAATGCGGTTACAATCGGTGGAGAAATAAATATTACCGACAACACAAATATCTATATCGTAAGGTGCTCTACCACTAGTACCGATACAGTAACAACCATTCATGGAAGTTTTAACTTAGCCTCTGTCCCGTCAACCTTTACGCGGTCAGTTTGGGATATAGTAAACCCGCGATTATTTACGGCTTTGGATGGGTGGAGAATTGACACTAGGGGAAGCGAGTTGGTTGCCTCTGGCGATATTAGCATACGATGCAATGCGTCAATTGGGGCAACGGTAAACCAAGGAGTATACATTAACCCTGGAACAATAGATAGGGGCAGTATTTTTGGTTATGGTATAAAGATTGGTGACGAAGCTCCAAGCGATGCTCATGGTCAAAACAAGTTTTTAACTGTTGATATTGATGGGGTTACCATGAGAGACGGAAAGGTGTTTGGTACGGCTGGCAGTACAACCACGCACGCCTTTTTTATTGGAAATGAAAAAATATACCATCTCAGGAACCTTCATGGTATTAAGGGTGGATATGGGGTTGGATGGAAAGGTGACGACGTTGTTGATCCCGGAAGCTATACTTTTAATTCCCTAATGGAAGGGTATAGATTGGCACAATTTAAGACAAAGGGCGGGACTGGCACAAGATGGATTAACTGCCACGCCTTAGAAGACGGGGAGGGTGGCCCAGGCTTCGACTTAACTGACAACACTGACTCGGGGGCAAGTGGTCTAGGTAACGCAGCAATAATTCGCAATTGTGTGATGGAGATGGATACTGACGCTGGAGTCAATATCGACGCGGCCTCCGATCTTGGCGATGAAGATATTGATTACAATGTTTACATCATTACTGGAACAGGAAATCCCGTGACTATTGCTGGGGTGAATATCACTTGGGCTGAGTGGCAAGAGAGGCGCAATGATCTGCATTCATATCTCATTACTGACCGAAATCAGATCCTTGATTCTAATGGAAATGTAAAGGTAGGTTCTGTGGCTCACGAAACAGGCTTCCCTGTCACAGGGCTAACTACAACTGCTGATGTTAATGGTGCGAATGCGCCTACATTAACTGGAGTTTCGCTCGGTTTCTCTACTAATTACAAGCGACGAGTTCGCACCTAACCCACAAAAGGATGTCTGACAAAGAATTACAATCGTTAATGATACTCATGAAAGAACTTTCTACAAAATTCGATGACCACGTTGGTTATGTGAAAGAGAAATTTGAGATCATTGAGAAAGAAAAATTCACCAATCTAGAGAAGATGGTTGATGGTAAAGCGGGCAAGTGGACTGAGAAAGTCTTAACCACAGGCGCGGCCACGATTTGTTTGTATATTTTGGGAGCGTTGTTGGGGTTGTTTTCTATTCCAATGGTGAGTGCGGCAGTTGGGAAAAGTGTTTTGGTGCTTAATAATTATATCTCTTTAACTTCATAAAATGAAAAAATACGCAAATAGAGCGCAGTCAGGTCGTCCGATGAAATCGACTGGCAAACCAAAGCCTAATCCAAAAGGCATGTACGCTAAAAAATCCACTAAAAAAGCTTAACGATGGCCACTTTAAAATCGCTGCAGAGAGCGCAAATCATCGAGATCAGGGACTCCGTGATTCGTGTCGCTCATCCAGATATTCGCTATAACACTCAAACCAACTTAGCTACACCGATAGCGGCAGCTGGTACGGCGATGACAGTTTTGGATAACCACGGCTTTGCTGACGATGACTGGTTTTTAATTGGTAATATTGGAGATCAAGAAACGGAAGAGAACGATGTTAATGGCGCGGTTACTAGAGGTCGGAGCGTTACGGTTACAAACGCTTTGAAATTTGACCATGAGGTCAATGCTCCAGTCACAAGAATCGCTGAAAGAAAAATAACTCTTTATGGAGCGGCAACAGATGGCGGAAATTTAACTGCAATTAAATCTACCGCTTCGCCAATTAGTATCGAATGGAACAAACAGTATACGGAATACGCCCTTGTAACGGCTGACACGGCCTATGCTTACTATGTAGCCAAATTCTATGATGGAACGACGGAGGGCGCGGCGAGTGAATACATTCCATCGACTGGTCTAACTTCAAACATGACTGGTACTTTGATTCAACAAGCCTTGGATATAGTTGATGTTGAAGTAGACGAAAATCTAACTAGAGAGAAACTGGTCAAATGGGCTGATGATGCACAAAACAGAATCTTGGCTTTCTCTTATCAAGATCCTCGTTCGGCTGCTCACATTCAAATGGACTGGGATTTTGAAACGATTGAAGATGTGAGTTCTTTGACTACGACCGTTAATCAAACTGAGGTTCTAATCTCTAGTTTATCAGTAGCACCAAAATATACCGAGTCTGCGAAGGCAATTCTTGGCGTAAGGTTTGGGAATAATCCAATGGAGCGCATACAGAAAGATGAAATTGACGACCTATACAAAGACACGGCTTCAACTACAGTGTCTATTCAGGCAGAAATAGGAGACACAACTTTAAATGTCGTATCGAATGTTTTGTTTGGCGATTCAGGCACAATATATGTAGGAGGAAATACTGTCACATACACTGGCAAAACTGGCACGACTCAACTCACAGGGATACCTGCCGCAGGTACAGGCTCTATTACTGCAATTCAAGCGATAGGAGCGATTGTTTGGCAAGGGGTGAGTCCTAATCTTCCTACAAAATACGCGGCCTTTAATGACAAGATTTACTTCAATATTCCAGCAGGAGCAACTGTCGAAGGCTACCCAATCAAGATAACTTATCTGAAAAAGCTCACCGCTCTTACAAGATGGGCGAGCACAACGGACATTACTTTCACTTATGCCTTCAAATCCTACATCGCTTCAAAGATCGAAATGTTCAGGGGAAATCGAGATGAGGCCGCTGAACACATGGCAGAATTTGAGAAGATCGTGATGAATCATGCGTTGCAAACTCAGCCAATGAATAGTGACGAAACTTTGTATTATAACTCAAACTGGAACATATGATCGTACAGAATTTAAACAATTTAGGTGGGGCAAACACCAACCTTTCGCCATTATTGCAGCCGCCAACTTCGCCGACTGTTTTGAATGGATGGGTTGATAACTTTAAGTTAGGAGCTTTGACAAAGGACACGGGTTATTCGAGGGTGAGTACGGTGATTGAGGCTAGCAAACCTATCACTGGATTATTCAATTTCCGACAAACAGGGGCAGAGAAAATGCTTGCTACAGTAGACGACGCGACGAGTGATGACACTCAACTGTGGTACAAGACTTCTGCTGGAGCGTGGACTGAAATTGCAGCAGCAGAAACTGCTTGGGCTAACAAAGCAGGGATCAATGTAGAAATGGCCGCATTCCTCAACTACTGTTTTTTTGTGGGCTATGGGGCTACTGATGGATTCTTACCAGTAGGGAGTTTGACTGGAACGACATTCTCAACAGTGACGAATGTAACAGATATGCCACAGGCAAAGTATATTACGAGATACCGAGACAAGATTTTCATTGCGAATTGTCGGTATAGTGGGACTGACTATCCTTTTAGAGTGTATTTTTCTAGCGTGCCTGCTGCGGGTGCGATTACATGGACACCAGCTTCAGATTTCCTAGATGTAGATTATAGTGAGGAGCTAACAGGGTTATCTACGAACTGGGATAGGTTAGTGGCGTTTACGGACAATAGGGCTTATATGTACGATGAAAGCCAATGGAAGCAGGTTTGGGAAATCGGATGCGCTAATCATCGAACAATCTGCAATCAGGGGGCAATGATGGTTTGGTGTGATTATGATGGTGTTTGGGTTTCGACAGGTGGTCAACCTCAAAACATCTCAGGGTCGTTAATAGATTTTATCCGTAACGGAACGCCGCGCAATTTCTTTGCTTGCATAGTTGATGAAGAATATCGTTTGTATGTAGGGAATGTGACAGTCGATGGTGTGGCTTATGCGAATTGTGAGTTGCGTTTTAACTTGGCGATCTCAACTGCGAAATGGAGAGAGTATTATGATACCTTCACAATCTACGCGCCTTACAACGATTCAGGAAAGATCAGGCAGTACATGGGATCGAATAATGGCTATGTCTATAACAAAGCGAAGTATACCGATTCTACTTTGATCTCTTCGGATCAGTATATTGATGCAAACAATTTAGGCTTTCCAATCTCTTGTAATTTTGAACTAGCGCCTTTCTTCTTAGGAAGCTTGAGCAGAAAATCGTTTGTTCAAAGAATGGTGGCATATGCTGATAGGGCGCAGGGTCTTCAGTTGCAAATCAGGACTCTGGATAGAAATTTGAGGTTGTTGACAAAATATAAGCCTATAGGTCAGCTCAGGGATTTTGCGAATTTCTTTGATGTTAATTTGAAAGAAGGCGTGCTTTTACAGATCGCTGGAAGTGAAAGCTCAAAAAATCCGTACGCGAGTTTTTATGGTTATGAACTGGAAGTACTGCCTAATTCAAAAGTTAAATAATGCCAAGTGTTCAAAGCACATTGCAGGACATGGGGTTTATCGGCAACAGAAGGCCGTTTGTTGATGCTAACCGCTCAGAGGTTTTTCCTCCAACTCTTGGCGGAGACCTCCCCCTTTCTCGTGTCAATCAGGAATTTCCAAATAACGCATTGGATTTTTCCAAGATGACCTTGGATAAATTGAGGCCAAACGAATCTATTCAATCGACGAATTATATTTCTGGTGTATCTGGTTTTAAAATTAACATGGCTCCTGACGAAGGAGATGTTGAATTTAATGATGGAACATTTAGGGGGGCAATCACGGGGGCAACCATTGATATTGGGGGTGCTGATAATTCTAGCTTTCATGTTGATATTGATGGCAATATGTGGTTGGGGGCGGCGGCTTTCGCGGATGCGCCTTTTTCAGTCACAAATGCTGGGGTGGCAACAGCAGTGAATTTAAATTTATTGAGAAGTTACACTGCCGCAGAAGCTTTGACCGCTTTAGACAGGGTTTCCTTGGCGGCATCGGCGACTTCGGTAGAACAAACAGTAAGAAATAATTATGATAACCCCGGCGCGGCGGCGAACACCTCATGGACAACATCGGCCTCGATTGCTTCATGTAAAGCAACGAATACTAAATTTGCTCAATTGTGTGGAGATACGGCAGGGGGGGCTGATTTATATGCGATTGCAGGAACGATTGATAACCATACACTAGCGATAACTTACGGAACACGAGAGGTTGTTTCGGACACTTTTCGTAGTGGTGGATCGGTGAGGGCGCTTTATTTAGAAGATGATAAAGTGATGTTTGTTTATATTAAGAGCGATGGTTTTTTGTATGCAACAGTAGCTACTTTATCAGGCACGGATTTCACATTTGGCGCAGAGTTTACAATTTATAATTCAGCGGATGTGAAAAGTATGGGGGCGGATATGGTTACTTCAACGACTGTCGCGGTGGGATTCACAGCCGACAACGGAGCGACTTTAGTTAGAATGCAAGGGCTTTCTGTTTCTGGCACGACAATTTCAGCGGTGGCAAATGTTGATAATACGGGTGGGTATGTTGCAAGCATCGCAGCCGCTGCAATCACGGTCACGCATACTGGTAGTGGAAGGGTTGGGATGTTTTATAGAACAAGTGTTAGTAATGGTTTAGGGCGAAGATTTACTTTTAATGCTGGTACTCCGACGGAAACAGGCAGTGCTAATTTTGATGCAACTGGTGCAACAGGAGAAAATATGAGCAGCTCGTCAGGGGGGGCGGATACGGGTTTTTTAACTTTTTCAAAAGGAGGTACTAGCGTTGTGAGTTTTAATTTAAGCGGAGCAAATCCTACTTATGGAACAGTAGCAGTTACACCAACTGGTTTTGATGCGCCTGCTTTAATTGCTTTATCGTCATCGCGGGCTTTTATTTTTGGTAGGGATGGTGGGGCTGGTGGAGCGATGTTTTATTCTGAATTATTGGGCACTTCAACTATCTCCACTCAAACTAGGGTGCAGGCTGATGGTACTAACATAGCAAGACCTAGTGTTGCAATGATTAACTCTACACGAAATCGCTTTGTGGTGGGGTATACGCTCACCTCAACTTCAACGATAAATGGGAAAGTTTACGAAGAGTACGATAATTCTAATTTGATGATTGGAGTAGTTCAGTCAACAGTTGCTTCTGGTGGAACAGCGAGAGTTTTTATAGAAGGTTCAGAGGTGAGCGGGTTTACGGGATTGACTGTTGGAACGCCTTACTATGTAAATTATCGCACTTCAACTCTCGCAACTACTAAAACAGGGGTGGAGATAGGAGTTGCCACAACAACAACTGCGTTGCGCATCAGGATTAAAACAGAACATGTGTATCTTGCAAACGCCTCAATTGGCACAACAACAAGGCTTTATAAGGTTTACCATAACGCTGGGAAGCTGCCGAAGGCTATTGTTTTGCAGGCTAATTACAGCACGGCTGTTTCTCTTGGTCACGCAAATGGCGCGGCAACTGTGGTAAATTCTGTAGGGGCGACTGGTGGGTTATCGACAACAAATATTTTGAATGTAGCGGCTGGGGGGAATGGGGTTGTGGCGACTGTGAGTGCTATTGACGCTTATTCCATCACGCTCAATGCAACGGTAACGGGAGCGGTAAGTGCGGGAGTTATAATGCAAATTGAAACATAAACCTGTAACATAAAAATATGATATTCAAAACACCAACAACAAGAGAGGAAAGGCAAAAGCTACTCCAAATTCTTAATCGAGAATTTGCTAACTCGCCACGATATCTAGACTCTCAAGCAGAGTTTATGAGTTTGTTTAATACTGGCAGCTCTGAAAGGTTCTATACGCATGGGGTGGGAAAAAGGTTAGGGCAATTTTTAAATGCTTATAATTCACCTACAGCAACAGATGCTGGCAAAAGATCGGCTCTAAACATGCTTTCGCAGCAAGTGGGAGATTCGTTGCAAGAAATTTTAAATAAACAAAGAGTGTTAGAAGAGTTAGATGCGATAGGGTTTTTAAATCCCGAAGAAGCAGGTAAATTTAATGGGCTTGTTGAAACTCTAAAAGAATATATTCCTGAAGTAATTTCAAAAGTTCGTCCTATTCAAACTACAGCGGCAAGTACAAGTGGTGAGGATTTTGTTTCACAGGTTACGGGAGAAAAGAATGTATTTGGAGATAGGATGGCAAATCCAGTTCCTGCGGCGGCTGGTCAAACAAACCAACCTGTGGCTCAATTTGCTGGCACAGGAAACCCTAAAGTAGACGCTCTAGTGGATAAAGTTTTGGCAACACCAAACCAATCTAGTCAAAACCTTGGAAGTTATGATTGGTGGAAAAGCGCGGTGCTACCAGATCGGGAAGCGGCTTATGCTCAAATTCAAAAGATCACTTCTTCGCCACAAACAATGGCGGACTATGTGAAGTCAAAAGGATTGATAAACTTACAAAGTTTTGATTGGTGGAGCGCAAGCCCTTTCAAGCAAGACGCTTGGAGACTAATTGAGCAATCAGCCGCTCAAGGGCAAAGCGAATTACCTAAAGGTGATGCAGGGATTGATGAGGTTGATGGAGCCGCTGGAGCGACTTCTACACCATCTGCCTCAACGGATATGTCTTATCAGAAAGCTTTGGAGAATTTGGAAAATAACCCTGATTTCCAAAACCTTCCTGAAAGCCTCAAGTCTATGTATCGGGAAGTGCTAAAAAACTATGATTACAACAAAGAGATCAATATTGACGGTGTATTACAAGAGTTTAACCGAATTAAAACAGAGACGATTGATCCTAGATTCGCTAAAGAAATCGAGAAATTTACTAATGAATTACAAGGGGAGCTGAATTTTCAAGCTCAAGAAAGAGAAATGCAACTGGAGACTGAAAGAGCAAATGCAGGGCAAAGCATAAGGCAGGCGAGAGAGGGGTTATCAGCTAGTGGAATGACTTTTACAGGCAAAGCGATACAAGAGCTGGGGAAAGATAGCGCATACGCTCAAGAGGGGGCTAGTACGATACCTACTCAAACACCTTTCGGCGGATTGTTTTATGAAGGCAATGTAAATCAAGCAAACCGTTTAATGTCTTCTAGTTCAGCATTAAGATACAAGAAAAACCTTGAATTGTTAGGACAGTCGGCGGAAAATGCTTTAGGGGCAGTGGGCGCGGTAAAACAAAACATCGCTGGGTTCACGCCAAACGGGAACTTGCCAGGGCAATTCGAAGATCAGAAACAACAACAAATGGGGCAAACATTATCTCAACTGCTTGATCAAAATTATCAAAACGCTAGTCAAAGAAACGATCTACAATATAACCAATAATCATGGCAACACCACAAAGTACAGTGAGCGCACCAACACCACTACCAACAGGTTTACCAACCGCGCCAACAGATTACAACCAAGGGCGTGATCTGGCACGCGAAAGGACGCGCTTAGAAGAGATGGGCGTAGACGCGAGTGTCGCGGGCACTCTAAACCAGAAAAAGCTGTTAGAGGCCACCTATACGCCTCAAGAGTTAGCTGGGATTCCCTATTACGAATATATCGCTCAAAGAGATAAATATAAGGATGCTACCGCGCAAGGATTAGCACCAGGGGGTAATATCCCCGCTCCAACGGCTTCTGTTTTGCGTCCTCTTGAACAGGCATTGAGAGTGAAGCAGGAGATTGGGAATCAGCCATTGGGCGAAAGTGAAGCTTTTCAGAAGGCAGGGCTTGATCCGTACATGACTTTGAGTCAATCGCTTCAACAACATTCAAAAGATATTGATTACAGATACAGCTCATTTGCAAACACGATGGGAAGGGTGGGTGATTCTTTGAGAGATACCTACAATTCAGCTTTGACAGGGTACAAAATGGCTTCTGATGAATACAATGCAGAGTTGACTAGGTTATATGCTATCGTTGAGAAACAAAAAGATTATGAAAATGCTATCAAACAATTGGAAAAGCGTAACGAATTAGACAAGGAATTATATTCATGGCAACAAAAGGTGGCCGCTGAATATGAAGCGGACGCAAAACCAACCCCTGGACAATTATTGGATGCCGCCGAATCTGGCTATACTTGGGATGGTCAAGAAAACGACTGGGTAGTTGAAAATGGGTTTACAGACTTTGTAAGATCGTTGGGAACTGTCACTCAAGACTTTTCTACGCCCGCTAATTATATTGCTGGAAGAAGTACGCACGGAGGTTATGACATAGCAGGAAAGGAGAATGCTCCGATACCAGCCTTTATTGGCGGAAAGGTTATTTCTGTGGAAAAATCTAAAGGGAAAACGGGATGGGGTAATTCAGTGGTTGTGCAAGACGCTCAGGGGAACAAACATAGGTATGCTCATATGAGTGGTGTGAATGTGAAGGTTGGTGATGAGATTGGCACGGGTGATATTTTAGGAGGAATGGGTAATACTGGGAAATCAACAGGGACACACCTGCATTATGAGATTCTGGATTCTAATGGAAAGCTGGTTGATCCGCGAAAAGTTAAGGCGACAGAAAAAGTTGATGAAGAATTTATTGGCAAATTAGTTGAGAATGTGAAGAGTGGAAGCCTCACTTTGGCACAGGCTAAAGACAGAATCAGCCAAGAAGAAGGGCTAACAAAAAGCCAAATCAAAGAATATCAAGCGCAACTTGTGGATAGGGCAACTGATATGTCGGAGAACATGAGGTTTGATGAGGTTGTGCCCTCTGCAAGGTTCTTGCCAGAAGAGATTAAGGGGAAAGAGGGGAATGTTCCTGCGAACAAAGTCGTAGTGATGGGATTGATTCGGCACACAACAAATATGCAAAAGATCGCCAATTCAGTAAAAGGATTAGACCGATCTGTAGCTATATCTTCTTTAAAGAACTCTTTGAGTAAACAGTTTAAAACTAGCCTCACCAAAGAAGATATTGAAATGATTTATGACGCACTTCCTAAACCTGAATAAATGGCACTCGTTGATATAGTAAAAAACCAAGTTCAACAAACGCTTTCTCCTCAAGAAATTCTGCAGACAGGCATGAAGGCTTTGGCTAGACCTGTTCCAAAACCAGTTGTCGCAACACCTCCGCGAACTCCTATGGTAGATTTGGTGAATAAAATGGTTCAGCAAAGTAGGGAGGGGGAAGCGGTAGCAAAGGCCACTGTAGATAGATCGGTTGGCAAAACAACAATTTCTGCACCAACAATGGCTCAATATAACCCTTGGATTGATGGAGAGCTGAAACCACCAAGTGAAGTGGCTTATGAAACGGCTAAAGGGGTTGCTGTTGGGGCTAAGAATTTTGGATGGAGTGTTGCCAAAACCATTCCCACAATCATCAAAGCGGGAAGCGATGTATATGCCCAAGAGAACGCGAGAAGAGATTATGAGTTGAATAAATTTTTGGCAGGGGATTTGACTGAAGAGGATATTACCAATACGCCAAAGTTCAAAGTTACTCAAACAAAACTCAACAAAGCTCTGGATGAAGCGATTCAGTATGTCGATAAACGACAATCAACCGGACTTGTGCCTAAAACGAAAACAGAAAAATTTGTGTCTTTATTGACTAGTGGGGCTTCTTCCTTGGGGTTGGCTTTAGGAACAGCTTATTTGACAAAGAATCCTAATGTGGCGGCTGGAATATTATCGACTATCGAGTCTTCTGATGTGTACAATCAAGCCATAGCCGCTGGGAAAACGCCCGATGAAGCTTTGGGCGCGGCGGCGGCAAGTGGGATAGGTACTTATCAACTTGAAAAATGGGGGATTAATCAGCTTTTGAACAGATTTAAGAAACCAGTCGCGTCAAGATTAGCGGCAGGGTTTCAAGGATTTTTGACGGAAGGTGGGCAGGAAGGTGCTCAAAGCGTATGGCAAAATTTCGTAGCAAAGAAATCTTTTGATGGGCAAAGAAAATTGTTTGAAGGAGCGTGGGAGAGCTTTTTGGTTGGTGGCTTAGTAGGTGGCGCAGCAAGCACGGCCTTGGTGGATGTTGATAATCAGAATGTCCAAGATTATTTAGAGAAAGAAGGAATGAGTAAACAAGCGGCTATTGAAGCCGCGCCAGCAATGACTGAATATTTGAGCATGAATTTAGATCAATTCAAACAAAGGGCTGATAGTATTTTCCGTGAGCGTACGGCCAATTTAAAGGGTATGAATGATCCAAAAATGCGAGCAGGGATAGAGGTGGCCGCACCGTTGCCAGAAGCTAATACAGAAACTCAGCCGCTACTTGAGGAAGCGAAGAAGCCTTATTATAAAGATGCACAACAATTTAAAACTACACAACAAGCATTATACTTAAAAGATCCTTTGGCTTATGTGCAAGAAGTTACGGAATTTGAGTTTAAAACTAGGGGGAAGGACGCAAGCGTGGCGATATATAAAGATGGCCAAGAAATCGGACAAATGACCGCTGGTAGACCCTCTGGTATGGACGAATTAGAGATAGCTGATATAGGGTTTAAGGAGGGCTTCAGGGGTAAAAAATATGGGACAAAAATCGTTGAGGCATTTAAAGATTACGCTGACAGAGCTGATCTTCCACTATATGCCACGCTTGTAATGAATGAGTCAAAAGGGTTTTGGCAGAAGATGGGCTTTGAAACACCTACAAAAGAAGGAAAGGCTGGTGTTACTGGAAATGCCAAATATTCTCCTAAAGATTTTTATACCAACATATGGAACGAAGCTAACCAGAAACTACCAAACACCCCTCTCAAAACAGACGGGTTGGCTTATCTTGGGGGAGAGAAGAAAATTAGTCCAGAAGGGTTGAGCGCAAGAGATGAAGGGAGTAGTCGGGAAGAGATTGTACAAAAATATGGCGAAGATTTCAGAAATAACAAAGATTTTTATAAACAAGAATCGCCACAAGTCATATCCAATAATGTGCCTGCTCTCAACAGAAAAAGAATGATTCAGCAGGTTCAAGAGATAAAGAAGAGTAAGGGTCTGACTGACGATCAACAGACTATGTACAAAAATCTTTTAGAAGCTCGTAAATATGACAAGCAAAAAAGAGAAGAATTAGGCCAGTTCAAGGCTGAAGTTGATGTTCAAAGAGTTATGGAAATGTCAAGAGATGCCGAAGCTACAGAGAAAAGCCCAACAAACCAATCACAAGTACAGCCAAAAAAAGTAGAGCAAGAAGATTCTGACGCTTCTCTTCTAAGCTATTCACCTTCTGTTTCAGATCAAAAATCTCTTTTGCGTGACGAGGCAGATGATTCATATACACAAGCTACACCACAATCTACATATAACGCAAATAGATTGACGAAGCCGAGTGTCAAGAAGGATCTAAAGGCTGATCTGGATAAATTTGCGAGTCGAATCCTTGCGCCAATTTCAACTCGTTTGAAAAATATAGCTCCAGAGTTAAAGCGTAAAATGAGAAAGTTCGAATTTGATGTGCTGAAATCTACCCAAAAAGATTTAACGAAGGTTAAGCCGTTGTTGGAGAAAACTAAGAAGATGAGTAAAGAGGATCAGGCCGACTTTGATTTAGCAAGGAAGAATCGCGATACGGCAAAGATTGCAGAGATTAGTAAAAAATACGACCTTGGCAAAGAATTGGAAGCAGCTAGAGAGGTTTTGGATGGTTTGTATAAAAAAGGTAAAGCAGTGGATTATGATATTGGTTATTTGGAGGGCTACTTTCCCCGTGTGGTGAAGGACTCCTCAGGGTTGCTTAATTATTTCAATCAGGACGATCAAGTATGGAGTGTGATCGATCAGGCGATAAAGGATAAAGAGATGAACTTGGGCAGGTATTTAGACGCAAATGAGAAAGCCGAATTGATTAACATGATGATTAGAGGATACGGGAAAAATAAAATCACTCTTTCAGAAACGAGTAATATGAAAGATCGTACGATTGACCATATTGACGCAGAGCTGAACCAGTTCTATGAAAATTCTGATAGCGCTTTGGTTAAATACATCAACAGCGTGAATTCTGCCATAGAAGCTAGGAAATTCTTTGGTAAACCGTCAAGCAAAGATTCCGAAAACATATCTGATAGTATTGGTGCGTATACTTTAGGATTGTTGGCAGATGGCAAAATCACCCCTTCCCAAGAAATTGAATTGAGAGAAATTTTACAGGCACGCTTTAACGAAGTTGGTACACGCGGCATAGTGCAACTTTATAAAAACTTAGCCTACATAGACACCATGGGGAGCTTCACTTCAGCGGTGACGCAAATTGGCGATTTGGCCTTGAGCTTGTATCGAGCTGGGGCAATTAAAACGGGTAAAAATGTCGTCAAGGCTTTGATGGGCAAATCAAATATCACACGCGAAGATTTGGGTATTGACCAGATAGCGGCAGAGTTTTCAGAATCTAGCAAATCTAGTCAGGCCGTATCAACAGTTTTCAAATATATTGGCTTACAAAAATTAGACCAAATTGGTAAAGAGACTTTTGTTAATTCGGTGATTGATAAATATATGCAGCAAGCTAAGAATCCGAGTCCTGATTTCAAGAAAAGAATTGAAGAGGTGTTTGGTGAAGATTCGGCCCAAGTGATAGAGGATTTGCGAGAAGGGAAGGTGACAGAAGATGTTAAGCTCTTGGCGTTCAACGAACTTGCCAATGCTCAACCCCTTGTTTTATCCGAGATGCCAGAGAAATATTTGACTGGAGGTAATGGCAGAATATTCTACATGCTCAAGTCCTACACATTAAAGCAGTTTGATATTTATCGAAACGAAATTATTGCAGAAATGAAGGTGAATCCAGCGAGTGGTTTAGCCAGAATGGTGAAACTTGCGGCAGTTCTTGTGTTAATGAATGCCACTGCGGACGAAATAAAAGATTGGATGTTAGGAAGAGAGACTCCGTTAAAAGACCGTGTGGTAGATAATATTTTAAGGTTGGCTGGATTTAGCAAGTTCACAATCTATGAAGCTCGACAATCTGGAGTTTTTAGCGCAGCCGTAAAAACAATTCTTCCTCCATTTAAATTTCTTGATGCCGTCGGAAAAGATGTTGCGGCAATTTATAAAGCCGCCGAAGAAGATGGTTTGGATGCAGTGATCGAACAAAATTATGAAACGCCAGCGAGCGTACCTTTTGCTGGTAAATTTTACTATTGGTGGTTTGGAAAAGGTAGAGATAAAACTGAAAAAAAGATGAAGGAAAACGGCGACCTTGAAGGAGTAGCTGAAGATTTAGACCTCGATTTAGACCTAGACTTGGACTTGGATCTCGATTTGGATTTAGACCTCGACCTATAACTATCCACAAACTATACTCATTTTATCAACATAACCCCTCGCTATGATCTGTCCAACTTGTAAAAGAGAAATCACAATCACTCCAGTTAGCCAATTGGATGTGCGTTGGAAAAATGTACCCATCGGAAAGACGAAGTACAAGCTCAAGGATTTTGGGTGTACGATCTCTAGTCTTTGCATGGCTTTGCATAAACTTAGAGGCTACACGGCACGCCCTGATGACGCGGCGAAGTTCTGGAAATTCGATTCAGAAGGAAGGATTGTCTGGACACAAACCAAGTTCAAAGGAATGAAGTTTGTTTGGCGAGGATATGGAGCTGACATGGCGAAAGTCACTGAATATGCCAACGACCCTTCCAAGGCCGTTATTTTGAATGTAGACGCGTTTGGGAAGCAAGGAGCGCACTGGGTGTACCTCAACGAGGTTAAGGACGGCAAGCTGAATGTAATTGACCCTCTTGGTGGAGGAGAACATGAAGACATGCCAGACAAGTACAAATTTTGTGGCTACGCATTGTTTGAAAAAATGTAATTATGGACGATGAATTTGATTACGCTAAGTTTCTGAAACTCACCAATCACATGCAACTGCTTGGGTATCAAGCGGCGAAGATGGTGCGACCAGACTTAGAACAGGAAGAATTTATCCGCGCAACAGCGTCAATATTCAGAGGGTTGGTTATGGGAGAGATTTATGTAGCAGAAGTGGACTGGTTGGCAAAACAACAAGAATTAAAACTTTTACAAACTAATCAAGTAACATGAAAAAAACCGTCCTTCGTTATCTCATCAGCTCAGTAGACACTTTCCTTTCTGTGTTTGTGGTCACTGCATTAGCCGTGGTGGAATCTGGAGTAGTGAGCGATCTAGCAAGCCTTAAAACTGTTTTACTAGCCGCAAGCGTGGCAGGTCTGACAGCAGGGTTGCGCGCTGTACTTAAGGCCATTAGGGAACATTGGAAAGGTTATGTTGACAGTCAAATGAAGAACTAGGAAACTTGGAAGCAGACTTCTGGAGTTTACACCCTAAGCGCACGGGTGGGCGGAGAACAGAGAGCGATTAAGTTCGTTCCATTCTCCGCTTTTTAACTTGACGGCTCTATGACTGGATAAGGTTACTTTTTAATTATTTCGACATACTCCCATTCCAAGACTTAATCCTGAGGGCTTCGTTTGAGAACTTGCCAATACTAGAGCCTTTGGCAGTTACTTTGTCGCCACGAATATTGACTAGCTTTGGATCAGTTTCACCACGGGCGATACTATTTTTGACCTGATCGGCATAGCTTAGTTGGTTTCCTTTGGGGAGATCGGATATATCTGGGATGTATTTTTTGTTTGACATAGGATTAAGGGTAGGTATTATTGAGGTACATTTTTCATAGAATGAGGGTTAGGGGAAGGGAGTGGTTTCTAGGCCACTCCCTTTTCTTTATTTAATCAGCCGTCTTAGCCTTGCTCTCCAATAAGCAACGGATTTGTGGTGTTTGTATTTTCCCATTCCTAGAGTTACCATAAATGCTTTGGTTGCACTTTTCATGCAAGAGCAAGTGAAGCAGGTGGTTTTCTCTTCGCCTTCGTGCCATTCTTTTTCGTCAAAATCTATAGAGCAATATTTACAGATAGCCATTATTTAGTGATTAAGTAATACAAAACTAGGAACGAAAGGAGGCCGCAAATGAAACCAGTTAGGAAGGAGTCAGTATCCATTTGGGAATTATATAAAATGTTACCCTTCAAAAATTACTATTGCACTGGGGAAAGGTGCACTATTTTTTTGGTCATCAAATCTTAATCTTCCTTTGATAAAGCGTATCTCTCTTGCTTTCATACAATACTCATGCCACCATCTTGTATCTGTTCTGCTCGGAATAAGAAAGACGACAATTTTTCCTTTTTTCCACTCTTCAAACCCTTTTTTAATCCACTTCGGTAATTCTTTCCCATAAGGTGGATTCACATAGTTTACCGCCCCCCATTCGCTCTGTAGGCCGTCTACAGTATATTTTGGTGGGCATGGATCATAATCAAACTGAAACTCTGCATCTAGGGTTTGGTAGACTGCTTTTGGTGTTTTCCAATCCATTCTTTGTGAACTAAAATGTGCTTTCATATTAATTAAAGGGATTTAACGATTGAGGAAATTACTTCATAGTGATTCGTTCCCCATCTGTTCAGCATCTTTTGTAAACCTTGTTCATCGCCATAGATGGTGAAGTAATCTTGATAGTTTCCTTCAATAAATAGTTTAGCAGTATCTTTCAAAGAGTCATCATATTTTTCATATTTTCTCCACTGCTTTCCATCCCGAATGCCAGTGAGATTCTTGTAATGTTCCCGACCAACTCCTGCTGATCCAAAACCAGTTTCTATTTTGGTTTGAGCGGCGATCACCTTGGCGCACATTTCTGGTACAGTACTGGAAGAGCAAGCGTCTATGAGCGTTTGAGCTTTTCCTTCGAGTATCGAGCCTTTCCAGAAGGTGTTGATAGAATCAACGAGCGAGGTCGGGATTGCCGACTTCGGGATTACAAGGCTTATTGAAGCAGTTTCAGAGCTGGCAGTTTTTGCCGTTGGTTGCTTAGGCTCTTCTAAAAACACGACCACTTGGTTTTTGACTGAACTCTTTTGACTTGCCATAGGATTGGTGATAGGTTTTAAGTAGGGTTAAGGTTTTCTTTCATAGGGCTGAAGTAGGAGCGGAATGTTTCCCCGCTCCTTTTCAATGTCTATTACAATTTGGTTAATAGCTTAACCATAATGTCTTCAATCACATTTACAGTAACGGCATTGCCTAACGTTTTATATCTTTGTGTGTCGCTTATTCCTTCTGTCCATCCATCAGGGAAACCTTGTAGTCGTTCACATTCGGTTGGGGTGAGTCTTCTAATATGTAGGGGTCGCTCGCCGATTGTTTGTAGTAACGGCTTGTCAGCGTAGGTGATACTCCCTGTTTTTTTAGAGGGCAAAATCTCTGATGAGTTGTCTTGTTTAGAAAACCCCTCACTAATTTGTCCGATAGGAAATACTTGGGGTCTACTTGTTCCTCTAAGATGTCCGATAATGAACACTCTTTCCCTGTTCTGTGGGACTCTGTGATTCTTGCTGTTAAGCACTTGCCATTGGAGGTCATACCCCAATTCATCAAGCGTGGAGATGATAGTTCGGAAAGTTCTCCCTTCATCGTGAGAGAGTAAACCTTTGACGTTCTCAAAGACGAATAGGCGAGGTTGTTTGGCTTTAAGAATCCGTGCGAGGTCGAAGAACAGAGTTCCTCTAGTATCGTCAAAGCCTCCTCGCTTTCCTGCGATGGAAAAAGCTTGGCATGGAAACCCCCCAACCAAGAGGTCAAAGTTGGGGAGTTCTTCTGCGTTGATTTTTGTGATGTCTCCATAGTTTTTATGTTCTGGGAAATGTTTTTGATAGATACTGACTGCGTGCTTGTCGATTTCGGAGAAACCAATACAACGAGGTTGTCCTTCGTTAATGCTCCTGTTAAGGTATTCATTACCCCTGTTTGCAATAGCTATGGTTGTTTCTGTTGAAATGGGGTGTAATCCTTCCCCATCTTCTTGTAATTCTCCCTTCTCATTCTTTTCCCTTCCTCCGATCTTCTGAACATTAGTATTCCTAGTAGTTTCATATACTTTTTTTATTCCTAATTCAAAACCTCCAATACCTGAGAAAGTGCTAAAATATCTTACTCCTTGTGTTAATTGTATCATATTCATCTTGTGCAAATTGCATAAAGGATAAGGAAGGCAATGAAGCCACATATTACGCCAGAGAGGAATTGGTCGATTTCCATTATAGCGAGTTAATGATTGAGGAAATTTGATCGCAATGATTTGTTCCCCAGTTTGTAAGATACCGACAGAGTCCATCATCGTAAAGCGTGAAGTAATCTTCATGATTCTTGTTGATGAATAGCCACGCATGATCTCGCAGAGAGTCATCATAAGAGAGGTAATCTTTCCAAGTACCGTTTTTGCGAATACCCGTGAGATTCTTTAGATGACTTCGGCCAGTTCCATCTGTACCAAATGAAGTTTCAAATTTAGTTTGAACAGCGATCACTTTGGCGCACATATCAGGCACGGTACTAGTAGAGCAAGCATCTATGAGCGTTTGGGCTTTTCCTTCGAGGATTGAGCCTTTCCAGAAGGCGTTTATAGAATCAACGAGGGGCGATGTATTCGTTATCACCGAAGGCGTTGGCGACGATGGGGATTGGTGGCTTATTGAAGCAGTTTCAGAGCTGGAAGCTTTCACTTCCGTTGGTTGCTTAGGCTCTTTTAAAAACAATCCCACTTGGTTTTAGACTGAACTCTTTTCAAATCTTCGGGAAGCAAGACAGCCTCACCTTGAATATGGGCATTTTCTTTCGCCTGTGCGAGTGTTTTAGTGACTTGGCATAGTTGGAGTCGTTTTGAACTCAAAAGCTCTTGAGCGGCGTTAAATTCCGTCCATGCCATTGAGTATTCTGATTCGAGTTGTGCAAGATCAGTTTTAGCAAATGCAAAACCAGAGAAAAAGAGGACAAAAGCGGTCGTAATTACAGCACTAATTTTTAGTACAAGTTTTTTGTTTTTCATTTTAGGTAGGTGATAATAGTAGAAATAAATGGTACAGAACTGAGAGCGATTATGAAGTAAAACATGGCTAAAAAGTTAAAGATTGTAAATCTAAAAACTGGCTAACCAGAACTCCGAAAATTTGGAGACACAGGAAGGAGAGAACTACAAGAAGACTGGCAATGCCAACTACTTTAAGGTACAACATTTTTGTCATAGTATTGAGGGTTATTTGATACTATGCTAAAGATTATAACACAAAATCATAAAAATTACAAATATGGACGATCACATATTGGAGATGATTGCTGATACACTACAGCAACTTGCGGATAAGGTTGGTGAATTAACTGGGGAAGAGTTGTTGATTGGTTGGGGAATAACCGAAGGCGAAGCGACGTGTACGGGGGTTGTAGCGACTGACGGCCTTGATTACGCAAAAGAGTGCGAATTACTTTGCCGCATTGTTCATTCTGCGAATAAGCGGTATGAAGAAGAGCTTTGAGAGAAAGGCGTAGAATCCTTTCTCTGCAAAACACATGAAAACTCAAAAAGGCTACTACATTCTACCATATTCCCGACGACAGGAAAATGGTTTTTGGTGGAGGTGCTGGAGTCGAACCAGATTGTGGGCGATCAACCCCACAGACACTCGTAGAGCCGCCTTCCCTTGGCTTCACCTGCCGCGAACCCCACCGCTAGGTGGGCGATCACTTTGGAAGGAGTGTTGGATTTGAACCATACGCGATCGGTCGACCGTCGCTCTTCATAGACTCCCCTTCCAGTTAAATAATATCATTCTGAAAAAAGGCTTGCAAATATTTTGATGAT